TCTATGATTTTCGAGTTATTATCGCAGTAAACCATGAATCTTCGTTCCCAAAGTGAACGATAATAGATTTTTGTAGGGTCACCTTTGTATTTTTTGTAATTCTTAGGTTTAAACTTACCACTGTATGACATAAATAACTATATTAACAATATTTAAGGTTATTTATGTCATATATCGATAAACTAATTCCTAAGCTAAACAAAGCAAAAAACAAATTTAACTCGGTTAAAGGTATTGTCTCAGACATACAAACTATACATTATGATGCTGGTGATAACATTGCAAAAGAAACAAAAGAGAAGGCTCTCAGCGCTATTAGAAATAGAAACAAAAAGGCAATTAGTAGTCAATTAGACAAGGATACAGTAATTAAAGAAATCAAAAAAAATGGTATAGATTTTAAACCTCAATTGATATATCCTAAACATGATGCATTAGCAAATTATATTGTTTTTAATATTAGAAAGAGAAAGAAAAGAGGCCAAGGTAAAACTTTAAATGTTCATAAAAAACAAAGTATTGCATTGTATATACCAGATACATTAATATCACAGGCTAATGTGACATATGCACAACAAGACATAACAGCGTTAAATAGAACTGTTGCAAAAGTTTTTGAAGAATTATCATTTGAAAATGTATTTGAACAATCTGGACCCTTAGCCAGTGCATATGGGGTAAGTGTCGCAAATAAATTGACAGGCGGACTTCAAAATATCAAGCGAGGTGTTGCGACTAATCCACAATCAGAACAATTACTAAACAATGTACCATTTAGATCATGGGACTTTACCTTTGATTTCTTTGCTAAGTCACAGGAAGAACAAAACGAAATCAATAAGATAATTTATACTTTTAGAACTTCGATGTTGCCAGAAACATTTGGTATATCTACATCAGAGATAGCAAGTGGTATTATTTCGGAGACTGCTGAGTTCCTTGATTCTCCGACTGCTGATGAATCGTTAAATGTCGATGATGCAGCTAAAGATAAAAAAGCTTTTATAAAACCATTTTTTAACTTACCTAATGTATTTGATATAGAATTTGCAGGCCCTATGTCAAAATATGTTGATGGATTTTTACCAGCAGTCTGCACTAATGCTCAAGTCGATTACACAGGCGGACAAAAGTTCGGCACTCGTTATGATGGTTCGCCAAATCGTATTCAATTGACTTTAAATTTTCTAGAAATCAACATCTTATCTCTTGGAAATTATCAATCAATTGCCGCTTCAAGTGGAGGTGGATCAGAAATAGTTGATGCTAAATTAGATGATGCTGGTCTATTTGAAACATCAACTAGAGAGGGTTACACAGCACCACCAAATACCAATCAAACATTTCCTCCAGAGCAGGAAGAAAATCCTTATGGAGGTATTTTAGGTGCTTATGACCCAATGGCAGAGGATTAAATAATGGCAGATAAATTTTTTAAAAACTTTCCCGAAGTATCTTACACCCTAAATGATGGCAAACAAGTTTTTATTAAAGATTTTTTTAGAAAGTCTAAAATAGAACAAGAGGCAGTAAATAGTATTATAAGTTATGATGTATTTGAATTAAATGATGGTGATCGACCAGATATAGTAGCAGACAGATTATATGGCAATAGTGATTTACACTGGACATTCTACTTAGTCAATGACTTTGAAAATTACTATGATTGGCACAAAGATAGTAGAAGTTTTGAAAACTACATAAAGAAAAAATTTCCTGGTCAACTAGCATTAGCAAACAATACAACAGATATAGTAGACTCAGGTTCTAATAATAAATTTTTATTGGGTGAAAAAGTCACAAGTGTTTCATCAGAAGGCAGAATCATAGAAGTATCACCTATACATAAAAGAATTTGCATTGAGGGTGGAAACTTTGTAGCAAACGAGTTGATAACTGGTGCAGTTAGTGGAAAAACATTCACGCCAACATCTGTTAAAAATCATAGAGATGGCGTTTCTTACTATAAAAATTCTGATGGTGTAAAGAAAAACACAGAGGGAACTGGTTTTAGTGTCGTGACTCTTTATGAAGACGAAGAAGAAAAAAACGAAGCAAAAAGAAGAATTAAATATATTAGACCACAATTAATAGAAACGATAGTAAATAGATTTGAAGAAGTAATGTCGTCATGAAACAAGGTGCAGTAGAATTTATAGACTGTACCATAACTAATCAGTATGGTGAGTCAGTCAACCTGATATCATTAGTTGCACAAATTGAGATATTTGAAAATATTTCTGAGTTCTTTTTATCTGGTGGTTTAACAATGTTTGATGGTGTAGAAATACCAAAAAATTATAGAATGACTGGTCAAGAATCATTGACAATGAGATTCAGACAAGATAGAGAAGATGCTAAAATAGTAGAAAAAGTTTTTAGAGTATATAAGATTATTGATTTACGACCATCAGAAAGAATCAAAAAATTTCAAATTCGTTTTATAGACCCATACTATTTTAAATTTCAAAGAACTATTATTGATAAAACATTCAGAGGTTCTTATAATTCGATGTTAACAAAAGTTTGTGAGAACGAGGGTGGTCTGACAACTGATAAATTTGCCTACTTAGAAAAAACAAAACCTGAAAACAAACAATTGATTTGTCGTAAATGGAATATTAACAGATTTATCGAGTTCATAGTCAATGAGTCTGATGCTGATTATAGTGAGGGTTCATCTGAGGTGTCAAAAACATTTGGACAAAATTGTTTCTTTTATCAAACTTTAATGTCTGATGATTCAACTGTAATTCCTTATGGCGCATTTCATTTTAAATCGTTTGATGTAATGATGAACAATGTATTCGAACCACCAGTCGAATTGCATTTTAATCCTCAAACTCAAGCAGTAAAAGGCGGTGTCGAAGAAGTTTTAAATCCAAACAATCCTGGTGAAACTAATTCTCAAATACTCAAATATAAGATACCTCAAAAATTCGATACTGTTTTTGGCACAACATCAGGATTATATTGTTCTAGACAATTTACATTTGATTTACTCAGAGGTATATTTGAGACATATGATTATTCTATGGCTGATATTTACAAAAGAGGTTCTCATTTATCACCAAATGCTCCTATTAGATTAGAACAGCCTGAAAAAACTTTTATTGCAGAAACTAGTAATGCAATCGGCGAAGAAATTGAAAGCGAAGAAATAGGTGGTCTAGAAATAGTTTCTCCTGAACAAGCGCCAGAGTCAGTTTATCATTTTAAATATAATTCAACAAATCAATTTTCACAAGAAAGTAGTATCATCGATTATACACAAACTACAACAGAAGATCAACCCGTTGGTGTAGAACAAAGAAGTTCAGATATGTTAGAAAGAAATGCCTTGATGGCATTATTAGTTTATAACACTGTAGTAATAACAATACCTTTTAGAGATGATATACAAGTTGGACAAGTTTTAACTGCAACATTACCAATAACAGAAGATTCAGATAATGCAGATAATAAGTTAGATACAGGTCAATATGTAGTCACAGACATGAAATATCTATTTACATTAAACAAGGCGAAAGGTCAAATAACATTAAAATTAGTTAAAGAAGGATTCGACACTGATATTGAAAGTTATGCACCAGACAGAGGAAGTTAATAGTGAATATTTTTATTGGAGTAGTTGAAGATAGAAATGACCCCTTAAAATTAGGTCGTGTTAGAGTTCGTATCTTCGGATTAGATACACACAACAAACAAAAATTAGGTTCACCAGATTTACCATGGTGTCATGTAGGTATGCCTGTAAACACTGCTGGTATAGGCACATTAGGAAATGTTCATAGTCTAGTTGAAGGTACGCAAGTTTTTGGTATTTTTTTAGATAGGTATAAACAAGATTTCTATGTGTTAGGTGTTCATCAAGTTATCAGACAAGACTTTATTGGTATAGAACACCCTAGAAGAGATGCAGATAAAATTCAATCAAGTGCAGAACTAGACATTGGATTTTCTGACCCTAGAAGACTAAAAAAATCAGATTATAAAGGCACACTAGACGGCACAAACCCACCTAATCTTCCTCAGAGAACACACTCATTGTCAGCATCAATAGAAACATCGCCTAGTAGACCTGAATTCTTAACAATAGGTTACGATGGTCTAGAGAATAAAGTCACAGAAAAAACTTTTACAGAACAAGATTTACCGATGTATCCTTTACAAAAAGGTGGAAGTGATCTCAATCTTTTTGCAACGGGTGATGCAGAATACACTATAAGAGATTTGAGTGTAGTACCATTACTAAAAGATATCGAAAGAAAATTAAAAACACTTACATTAAATGAAAATGGCGAAGAAGAGTATAAAGAAGAAACTCATACAGGTGTAAAGTCTTTAGCCAAACCAGTTTACCCTTACAACAAAGCAACACACACAGAATCGGGTCATGTGATTGAAGTAGACGATACAAAACATAACGAAAGACTTGCTATAGAACATAGAACAGGAACTTTTTATGAAATAGATCATTTAGGAAATGAAATACATCGTATAGTAAATGATAATTACGAAGTGATATGCAAAGACGATTATGTTTTTATTGGTGGTAATGCAAACTTAACTGTTGGTCAAGGCAATGTTGTTATCAATGTTGAAACAGGAAATGTAGACTTAAAAGTTTTAAAGGGAAATACAGATGTGACATCAGAGGGTAAAATAACAATAACAGGAAACAATACAACTGAGATTATATCAGATACAACTATCACAGGAACATTACATGTGACTGGTGCTCAGACAAATGATAGTTCTATAGTTGCAACAGGAGAGATTCAAACTAAGAAAGGTAATGCACCTAAACTTTCAACACATACACATAAACAAACAGGTGGTACTAAAGACGATGGTGATGGACCTGATAAAGACACAAAGAAACCGAGTTAGGGAGTATAAATAGTTAAATGGCCAGAGATTATACAAAAGCAACTTCAATATTAGATGCTACAGAAAATGCATATTCAGATATAGATATTTTTTTCACAAAACATCCAGTGACGAATGACATAACAGCGAAAAAAGGCGCTGATGCAATAAAGAGAGCAGTGAGAAATATTTTACTAACAAACGAATACGAGAGACCTTTCAAACCAGGTTTTGGTTCTAATTTAAGAAAACTTTTATTTGAACTAAATTCAAAAGAAGTCGGTAATAGAATAGTAAATGAGATAAGAAGAAAGTTAAGTGTGTTGGAACCAAGAATTAATAATATTCAGATTAGAGTAGATGGCGAACCAGACACAAGTGAATTAGATGTCACAGTCTTTTATAATATAACAAATGGTCTACAAAATCAAGGTGTAAATTTCACAGTAAGTAGGGTAAGATAATGTCAGTAAAAAGTTCAAATATAATCACAACTGATTTAGATTTTGATGATATAGTTTCAAACATCAAAAACTATCTAAAAGGACAAGAAAGATTTAAAGATTATGATTTTGAGGCAGCTAACATAGGTGTATTAATAGATATGATGGCATATGCATCACACATAAGTGGTGTAAACACAAACATAGCAGCTTCAGAATTATTTTTAGATTCAGCACAATTAAGAAAAAATGTGGTGTCTCGTGCAAAAGATTTAGGATTTACTCCTGCATCAGAAAAGGCATCTCTAGCAATATGTGATATTAAAATGCAAAATATTGCTAATGCTGATGGCAGTATACCTACAACAACTGAAATGACATTAAATAGAGGTCATAACTTCATATCTATTTACGATGGTGTCACATATAACTTTGTTGTTAAAGACTCAGTTATACCATTAAGAGACAATCAAACTTTTAATTATTCAAATGTAAATTTAGTTCAAGGTCAATATGTGACAGATCAATACATCTTTGATACTCAAATTAAAAATTCAAAATTTGTATTATCAAATGCTAGAGTTGATAAATCTTCTATTGAAGTTTCAGTCACATCTAGTGGCACAACACAAAAGTATGCATTGTCTACAGATGTGTCTACTATAACAAGTTCATCTCGTGTTTTCTATGCACAAGAAAATGAAGAAGGATTCATCGAAATCTATTTTGGTGATGATGTTCTTGGTGAGGGTTTGAAAGATGCCGATGTCATAAATGTCACATACATTGTTGTTGATACTTTACATGCAGACGGAGCTAGGGCATTTACAATGTCACAAAATATAAATGGTTTTACTAACCCTATTATTACTACAACAACAGTCGCATCTGGTGGTGCAGAAAAAGAAAGTGTAGAATCAATAAAATTTAAGGCAACAAAATTCTACACTTCACAAAACAGACTAGTCACACTCAATGACTACAAAGCAAAAGTAAGTGAATATTATCCGAATGCAGATGCAGTTGCGGTATGGGGTGGTGAAGATAACGACCCACCAGAATATGGTAAAGTCTTTGTATCATTAAAACCAAACAATGCAGATTATTTATCAGAAGTTGAAAAATCAGAAGTGATATCAAAATTAAATCAATTGAATATGTTAACAGTGAGACCAGAGATAGTTGATCCTGAAATTGTAAAAATTTTAATATCATCTACTTTTAAATACAACAAAAACGATACCACATTATCGCAAGGAGAATTAGAGTCTATTGTCAAAACTGCAATTGTTAATTTTGATAATACAAACTTAAACAATTTTGATAGTATTTTTAGACATTCTAATTTGACAAGATCAATTGATGAAGCAGATGTTTCGATTTTATCAAATACAACTAATGTTCGATTGAGAAAGAAAAAACCAATCGAGTTAGCAAAAACAGAAGGACTAGTTATCAACTTTGGTAATAGTTTTTTCCACCCACATGACGGTCATAATAAACATAGTGGTGGTATTTTAACAACAACAGGTTTTAAAGTTGACGGCGATACAGTCAACACATATTTTTTTGATGACGATGGTTCTGGTAATATAAGGCGATATTCATTATCAGGTGCAACTAGAGTTATCGCAGATCAATCCGCTGGTACTATAGATTATACCACGGGTAAAATTTCGATTAATGCCATCAAGTTTGCCTCGACTGTAAACACTGATACATCAATCGATTACACTGTCATACCAGCAGGTAGTGATGTTGTAGCAATTAGAGGTTCTCTAATAGACATCAGTATTGACGACATAAGTGTGACAGGTGAAATAGACACCATATCAAGTGGTGAAAGTAGCGCTGGCGTAGGGTTTACAACGACTTCGTCCAGTTCCTATTAATATGAAAAAAGTGGTCATGGCATTTACCATGAGTAGTTTCCCATTCAATTGGATTACAGGAGGAAAATAGAATGGCAGATAAAAAAATAACCGCATTAACAGAGATTGCAGCTGGTGATGTTCACGCAATAGATTTATTACATATTGTTGACTCACCAACTGGAACTCCAGTTAATAAGAAAATGAGTTTGAGTAGATTGTTTAACAATATACCAACTTATTTGGCATTAGACGATGTTGAGTCTCTAGATGAGACTGCTACATCTGTTAGTGCAACAAAAGCAGTATCATTAATTGATTTAACAGGTACATCTGGTAATGTCACAATGACATTGCCTAACGCATCATCTGTTGGTCAGTTAAAAATCATCGTAAGAAAAGACGATAATGATTCTGATGACTTAATAATTAATGTAACCTCATGGACAGATGGTTCATCTAGTAATGACATCGTTCTAGAAACA